GCACTTTTTGAAGGAATCACCAACACCAAGAGATCGGTGTAGGTCACGCTGGTGGTGTAGTTGAGCGCAATGCTGAGCTGCGGCAGTACGGCCTTGCTTGTGTCTGTTGTGTCGTAAGTTGCTGTGCCGCCGGTGTAAAAAAGCGTATAGCTATTGCTCAAAATATAGGGATTCCACTGTGTCATCTCATCGGTGATGGCTGGCGCTGGATTGGCCCCGGTGGTGTTGGCCAAAAACACCGCAAAGGTCCCGCCTTGAAACAGCCACCACATTGCCCCCAGGGCAGCTTGGCGATGGCGGTAAATCGTGGCGGCCATGCGTCTTGCTGCTCTTAGCTGAGGTTGCCGCCTAAGCCCAGGCCCGCGCTGAACGTCTCCACCAGCAGCCGGCGCTCGGTGGTTTCAACCAAGCTGCGCACCTGCGGGCTGATCTCTTGCACCGCTTCCAGTTGCGTGCGCAATTGCAGCTCAGCGGCGCCCATGTTGCGGGTGATGCCCAATGGCACCAGCTTGGGCTCCAGCTCCAGCCGCACCTGCAAGGTGGTCTCACGAATCAGTTTGTAGGCCGTTGCCAATGACACCGGCGTCTGCTGCACAGGGAACACCTCGGCCCCGTTGATCGGCAAGCTGTTGATCAGCGTGGCGATCGCGCCGCTGTCAGCTTCATCCACCGGATCGTTGAGCACCGCGCTGTTGAGCGGCGGCTGGCTGCCGTTGTTGACCACCGCCGGCGGCACCGGCAGCGCCGTGGTGCCAGGGGCAACCGGGGTCCAGCGCGGCCCGTTAATGTCCCCACCGGCCAGGCCCCAGTAGAGGGCATCAGTCGAGACAATGCAGCTGTTGGCATCAAAGGCCCAGCTGGTGCCATTGCTGCGGTAGGTGGCCGTCAGGCCGTTATTGCTCAGGTGAAATGCCGCCAGCGGCGGGGTGGGCAGCTGGCCCAGGGCAGTGGTGACCTGCAGCCCAAGGCGGTGGCCCAGCAGCAGCAGGTTCTGCTCTTCGGCATAGCGGGCAGCAGCTGTTTCGGCATTGCCCTTGCTGATGCTGCCGTCATCGTTGACCACATCGTCTGGCAGGAACGGCACACCAAAGCTGTTGGCCTTGTTGGAGCGCTGGGCATTGTTGTTGCCCACCTGGATGCGGCTACCGCCCTGAATGACCACATCGGAGGCCTGCACCGGGGCCAGATAGTCGGGCACGGGCTTGGGGTCGTTGTCGTCAAACTCATCACGGGTGGTGATCAGATGGTCTTCAAGGACAAGGGTGAAAAACTGCTGCAGCAGCAGGTTGTAGTTGAAGCTCGCGTCTTGCTTGATTTTTGTCGCTGCTGCGGCCAAGGCCTGCTGGCCCATTTGCGTCAGCCCATAGGCCACAAAGACCCGCTTAAATTCTTTGACCGCCGTGCCGCTGTAGGCGTAGTCGATCTGGGTTAGCTCTTTGAGCCCTTTGCCGCTGGGGATGCCTCCGAGTTTGGAGTAATCCGGCACGCCAATCCGGCCCAGCGCTTCTTCAAAGGACATTTGTTCGCGGCTCTCCTCTCGCGTCTTGCGGTAGGTGGGCAGCTTGGGCAGCAGCGTGATCCGCATGGTGTCGCCACCACTGGGGTTGCTATACAGCGGGCCGCTTTCCAGGCTTTGAATGGCAGAGTCAATCTCCTGGTCAATCTGCTGCTGCTCTTCATCGCTGAGCGGTGGCGGTGGAATTTCTTGAAACTCGTAAATTTCAGTTTTGCCGCAGGTGATTCTGACGTTGGCCAGTTGCATGGCCGTTTGCCGCAAGGCTTCTGCTGCGCCATCTTGACCGGCCAGGTCTTTCTTTTTGGCCGCGTTGATGTAGTCCTGGACAATTTGGCTGTTGATCTTGACCAGCTGCTCTGTCTTGTCGGTGCGTCGCTCGATGACGCGGTTGTCTGGTTCAGCAGTTAGCTCAGCCGTGGCAACGGTTTCGGTGACGGCAAAGGTATCACTGGTTTGGTCGTAGTAAGAGACCTTGATGGTGGTCGTGGTTGACAAGCTGGAGGCATCCCAGCTGGCACCAAACTGGCCATAGGTGCCGTTCTCCACCATGAACCCATCGGTGTAAACCGTGTTCAGCGGCTTGCCTTTATCGCCTTCGATCTGCTGCGCCTCGCCACTGCCCACCGGCGCTTCGGTGAAGTCCAGGCCGCCAGCGTTGGGGTTGAGGTCCAGCACCTTGCCAAAGGTCACCACCGGCCCGCCCAGGCTCAGCTCCCCGTAGCTCTGCACCTGCAGCACGTTGTCGGCGTCCAGGTAGCCGTAGCGCCCGACGCTGGCCAGGATGTCGCTGATCGTCTCGATGTAATCCGGGCTTTCCAGTGCCGGGATCTGCTTCGGCAAAGACCAGCTGCCCAGATTGCCCAGGGTGATGCCGCACCGAGTGGCCAGCAGCACCAATGCCTCACGCAGGTCTAGCGCTGAGGCCAGCTTGGGCAGTCGGCCATTGAGCGCATCCACCAGGGCGCTATTGACCGTGCCGCCGCCTTTGCCCTTCTGAAACGCCAGCTCATTGGCAATCTGCAGCTCGGTCTGATTGCTGAGCGGGTTGGCAAACGCCTGGGTCACCTTGAACAGGCCACGCGGGAAGCGGGCCACACGATCACCATCGGGGGTGACGTAGGCCAGCTTCACTTCGGTGCCATGGGCCGGGGTGATCAGCCCAGCAATCACCAGTTCGCCAGTGGTGTAGATCAACCCCTGGCCTTGGATGTGATCATCGCGGATCGAGCCGGAGATCACCGGGCCTAGGTTGCAGAGGATCTGGGCGCGAAGGTCGAGCACCATCAGACCTGCTCCACGCTGATGCTGACGGTCCAGATCGTGGTCTTGAGGCCGCTGACGATGCGCGTTTCAGCGTTGGCCGTGGGAGCGCTGATCGGCCACCAGTCGCCCGTTGCGGGGGTGCTCTGCACAGTGGTGGCCACCCAGTTCCGCAAGGTGGTGAAGGCGGCCTCGTTCGCCACGGTGCCGCTGATGGTGCGCACGCGGGAGCTGCGCAGCGGCCCTTGGATGTAGGGGAACCCCCCAGCGGTGCGCTCCAAGGTCGGCAAATCGTCGAGCGTTTCCATGGGCTCGGTCAGGGTGATCACCACCCCGCCGAGGGTGACGGTGCCCAGGTCTGGCGCCAGCCCCAGATCAGCAGCAGCGCTTTTCTCCAGCGCCTTTTTCGCTGCCGTGAGCGCTTGGTTGGCATCGACCAAAGTGGCCGACACCTGCACGAAGGCGCCGAGCTGCTCAAAACTGGGGGCCTCGGTGAACCAGCAGGCCACACCGCTGGCGCTCAAGCCATTGGCACTGGCCGACAGGGAGACGGTGCTGCCGACGCTGTTGGTGGCGATGCTGTCGCCATCGCCTTGGCGGGCGGCCCACCAGTTGTCAAAGATGCTCTTGAACTGCCCCAGCTGGGTGGCATCCAGCAGGCCGCTGACGGTCCAGTTGCGGGCCACCAGGCCCAGCCGCACGTCGTCGGCCTCATAGCCAAACGGTTGGGCGGTGAGGTTTTTGATCTGGAGGCCGTTGATGGTGACGCTCATGTCAACGCGAGGTCCCGTTCACCACTGCCCGACCTGAGTTGCCGTTGCCGGTGCCTGAATTGTTGACGGTGACGTTGACCACTGGCGGCTTGCTGGTGTTGGTGACGATCTGGGAGAGGAAGGTGTTCATCTGGGAGAACTGCTGACTGCCGTCGATCACGGTGTTCACCTGGGCCTGAAAGGCGGTGGAGAGGTCGCCCCGCGCTTGGGCAGCGCCATTGAGTTGGTCCTTGAAGTTCTGGGCGGACACGGCAGCCGCGCTGGCATAGCCAGCTTGTTGGCGCAGCTGTTCGTTGACATCGGCCTGCAGCTGAGCCTGCTGTTCTGTGCTGCCGTACTGGGCTTGGCCGTTGAGGGCAATCAGCCGCTCTTGGGCAAGGCGCTCACGGGCAGCGGCCTGCTGCTCTTCAAGCAAGCTGCTGCGCAACCCACCCAGGCGCTGCTCTTCGCTGTTGGTCTGGCGGATCAGGTCCAGGTTCTGCTGGGCCAGTTGCACCTGCCGCTGGCTTTCCGGTGTGCCCTTGTCAGCGTTAGCGGCCTGGGCCTGCAGCAGGGCAATCTGGGCTTCAATGTCAGCCCGTTTGCCAGCAGCAGCTGCCTTTTGCTGTTCAAACGCCAAGCTGGCCTGCTGGGCCTGCTGTTCGGTGACCAGGGCGCGGGCCTTGAGGTCAAACTCGGCCACGGTTTGGTTGAACTTGGCCTGGCCGTACTGCAGCTCCAGCTGGCGACGCTGGGCGTCGTTGGTGGCGAGAGACTGGGCCTGCTGCAGCTCCTGATCCAGCAGGCTCTTGATGGTGTTGGAGCGATCAACGGCGGCCTGGCTGCGGGCGGCATTGATCTGGCCCACGAGCTGGGTTTCCTGGGCATAGAGGCCTAAGCGGGCCTCTTGCGTCTGAAGACCTTGTTTGTCAATGCCCAGGCTGGTGAGCTGTTCATTGCGCAGCCTTGCCTGAGCCTGCTTTTGCTGCATTTGGCCTTGCAGCGCAGCGCTATTGGCCGCCAGCAGTTCGCCGGTGCCGTCCTTGTATTTCTTGCGGAACTCATCGGCCAGGCCAGGCAGCCGCGCTAGCACCCGCTCAAAATCTTTCGGCGCCGCAAAGGCGATGTTGTTGATGCCTTCGAGCTTCACCGCATCGGTGAACAGGGCCCGCGCTTGCTTGCCGGTGAGCTTGTATTGATCCTGCAGCTGCCGCAGCGCCACCACCGCTTGGGTCCCCTGCTCTGGAATGATTCCCAGGGCATTGCCCAGCAGGCCGCCGCCCAGGCCAAGCTTGTTGGCTTCAAAAACGATGCCAACGCCTTTGAGCACATTGGTCAGCGTTTGGATTTGCTCAATGATGGTGGGCAGCAGGCTTTCACCAAACGCAATCTGCAGCTCTTCCCAAGCGTTGCCGAGCTTGGCAAACTGCTGCGCGCTGGTCTCCACGCCACCAGCACCAGCGGTCAGCTGGTTAAGGCCATTGGCCAGTGCCGGGAAAAATTGCTGAGCGGTCAGCTGCCCCGATTCGACCAACTTGTTCAGTTGTTGCTGGGTGATGCCCAAGCCCTTGGCAGCGGCCGCAAACGCAATCGGCAGCCGCTCACCCAACTGCCCCCGCAGTTCTTCCATCTGCACGGTGCCTTTGGACGCCACCTGCTGAATGGCCAGCAGGCTGCCGCTGACTGCATCGCTGCTCAGGCCCAGGGCCTGACCGGCCTTGGCCACCGCTTGGAACACTGCCCGCTGTTGCTGTAGCGGGATGCCTGCGGCGGTGGATGCGGCCGTAAAGCTGCCGAAGTCGTTGGCCAGTTGCTTGTAGGAGAGGCCCAGCTGATCGGCCAGCCCTTTGGTGAACTGCAGCGCCCCAGCGGCGCCTTGAGGGCCCAGGGTGTTCTGCAGCTTGCGGGTGATCGACTCAAACTCCACCGCTGCCTGCACGGCATCCTTAATGCCCACGGCCACACCGGCAAAGCTCAGGCCGATGCCTGCTGCGCCGGCCAGGTTGCCCAGGCCACCAGCGATGGACGGGCCCAGGCGATTGCTGCCACCTGCCTCAGCTTTTTGACGCTCCTGCGTCGCCTTGCGGATCTCAGCGGCCAGCTCTTTGTATTTCTTTGATCCAATGTCAACTAGCCGGATTTCTTCTTTCAGGCTGGTGATGCGCGTGTCCAGCGCCACCAGGCTGCCCTTGCTGGCTTTGGTCCCCAGCGCATCCTCAATGGCCGAGCCTGCGCGGGTGGCCAGGTTGCGCACCTGTTCAATGCCGGCCCGAAACGCGGTCGTGTCCAGCAGGACATCAAACGTTGCCCGCCCCAGCGATTCCGCCACGCGCCCTTAACCCTGTGCCGTGAAGTTGCCCCTCAGCGCAGCAGCTTTTGCAGCGTTGTTAGCGGCGGCAGCTTGGCTAGCGCTGGGCTGATCCAATCCCGTGCCGGCATCTGCCGTCCTGTGCTGGTCCGGTACCCCTTGAGGATGTACAGGGAATACTCCACGTTCCAGCTGAACCGGTAGGCAAACCGCCCGGTCTGGCTGCGCTGAATGCTCTGGCGGAACGCACCGCTGTCGATGATGTCGCGGGGGCTGCCAACGCTCTCGCGGCCTTTGCCCTTGCGGTTGTAGCTGCCCCGTGTCGTCGTGTATTGCGTCGGCCAGGTGAACTGCTTGGCAGTGATCTCTTTGGTGAACTGAGCCTCTAGGCGCTGCACGTAGCGCTCAAAGGCTCGCTCTAGGCGATCTTCGATCAGGGTGCCGTCGATCTCAATGCGCACGGCTCACTCCTGCCGCACCGCATCCAGCACGACCACATGGCCCAGGGCCGTCTCCAGGATGCTGCCGATGCCGCCACGGCCATAGGCGCTGCGTGCCGCCATTAGCGTCACGTTGTAGGTGCTGCCGCTGTCAATCTCCAGCGTGCCGGTCATCCCCTCCAGCACCGCGTCATCAAGGGTCTGGGGGTCGGTGACGTAGCCCTCAAAGCGTGAGGTGCGCACGTCCACGCCTGCAAAGTTCTGGCCGATCGTGGCGCCGATCTCTTTGACGAACACGCGATAGCTGTCGGCCGTGGTGTTGGCCAGGACGTTGCCGGTGTCGGGGTCGGTGGTGGTGCCAGCGGCAGGGAGCTGAAAGGTCAGCTCCCCATTGCTGTAGGCGTCCAGAGCGCTGGCCATCTGCTGCCTCAGGGGCTAGGGGCGGTGGCCTTGGTCAGGGTATAAGCGCCGTAGCCCTGCAGGGTGAACGAACAAGTCGCAATCCCACCGACTTCAATCGACTCAGAAAAGTCGGTGATGATGCCGATGCCTGCGTGCTTTTCCACCGTGGCCACCGAGGCGCCGGGGTCGGGCGATTCGCGGTACCACTTGACGTATTGCCCAGTTGGGGCGGCCAGAGCAGCGTCTTTCAGAAACTTGTAGCCAGCGTCCACGGTGTCCAGGTTCATGGACATCGGGATGCTGTAGCTCTGACTGGTGGCCACAGCTTTTTGGAAACCACCGGTGGTGCCGTAATCGGTCACCGTCTGGGTTTCGGTGGTGCCCTCAATGCCTGCGTTGGTCAGGTTGAGGATTTCAGTCAGGCTAGTGCTGCTGCTGGGGTGGGTATCGCTGGCAGAGGTGGCATTGGCCATCCACAAGCGGTAGCCGATCGCGGACATAAATGCCATGGGGCAGGTCCTGTGAGGTCTGGCTCAAGTTGCCGCTAGCTCAGGAACGCAATAGCTCCGCTTGGCCCCCTTGGCGGGCGTAGAGGTTGGAATAGCGGCCGTCGTAGCCGATCGCCAGCGATAGTTGCTCACGCCAATAGGCCTGCTGGGCGCGGATGCCGCTGAGCTTGGCCTCAGGGCTGCCGGGCTGCCACTCCAGCACGTCGGCACGGATCAGGCCCAGGTCTTCTGATGCCTTGCTCTGGAAGGTGGTTTCAAGGGTGTTGAGCTTGCCGATCGCGGTCTGGCTGGTGGTGATCGACGCAGCCGAGGCTTCGCCCATGAGCACGTCGAGGTGGTCCAGGGGGATGGTGGACGCGGGGATGGCGAGGTGACGGCGGATCGCTTCGCGGTCGGTGGCAAGCCAGGGCATGGCAGGTCCTTTTGCTTAGGTTGCCCCTGGCTTAAACCCAGATTTGGTCAACAGCTTCCCTGTCCTGCTCTGTCTGCGCCAAGACCAAAAAAACCTCTGACAGCTCCCCGATTTTTTCCTTGTCACTGCCTTGAGCCTTGTCATAGAGAGCTTTTAGCTGTCGCAAGCGGTCAGCCGAAAACTCGTCGGTGGTCGCCACCCGCAATGCTTCCTCTAGGAGTGAGCTGAGCATCATTAGGCCATGTACTCATTCAGACTACGCCTGATTCGGTCATAGAGCTTGGGTCGCATCTGCTTGAGCCTTTCAGGCTGTGTCACAAAGGCAACAAAGCCCTCGGCAAAAGCCTCCATGTCATTGGTGCCGCTGTAGCGCGTCAGTTTTTTGTCAGCCCATAAGCGAATTCCAAGTTTGTCGTCTTTGGTTTCATCCATGAATTGAACGACATGGCCAATCTCGTGAATTGCCGTTGACATCACAGACCTTGCATCTTTTTCTGCGCCACCAGGCATGGCACTAAAAGACCAAACGTCTTC